TACCTTACCTTCCTTTTTGACTTTTACTTTCATCTGTTATATAATAGAAATTTGTTGTTTTTAGTTTACTGCACATAATACTTACCTGCGTTTGGATTGTCTAGGTGATAAATAACATTATACCTAATACCGTCAATTGCGTGATTATAGTTATCTACATAAAGCTTAGAGCCTTTGTCTGCGTATATATAGTTATTAAGTTCTTTAGCTATGTTAGTACTCTCAGGAGTTATTATAAGTTCATAGTCTTGCATACGAGTTATACCACTTTCAATAGTTCCTTTTTTAACAGGTTTGATGTTTACTCCTAAGTGTCTAAGGTCTGCTATTAGTCTTGGCTCTGCACTATCAGCAATGATAAGTTTGTTGTCTACTTTGTCTAAAATAATCTTAGCTAACTCATTTGACTTTATACCGTTTTTATAGATATGTTCTTTTAAATATATCTTACGCTTTCTTTTATCAATAGCAACTTCAGTAAGACTATCAGGGTCTACACTAAAACCAAAGTCCATACCACAAGAAGTCTGAAGTCCATCAGGATTAAATTCTCCTATTGACCAATTCTCAAAGACTACTCCTTCTGCCTTGTCTAACCACCCTCCTAAGATTTTATGCTGATACTTTTTAAAGTTTCTATGCTTTATAGTCTTAATACGCTCTAGGAAGCTCTGTGAGAGGTTTTCTTTGTTGTCTCGGTAGTTGGTGTGGATATAGCATACATTGTCTCTAACGCCGTTAAAACCTGCTGCTACTCCTTTGTCTTCAAAAAACCTTTTGTATATCCAATGCTCTTTAGTTACAGGATTTAGTATAAGTATAATTCTATTCTGTATTCCCTTTTCTCTAATACTTAAATCAATAGTATCAAATATATCTTCATCAATAAGTTCCTCAGCTTCATCAAGTACCCAAGTGCTTATTCCCTGTAATGACTTTAGACTTGCTGTCTGATTTCCTGCTGATGTCTTGATACCTCTAAATAGAATGTCTGATTTGTTTCCTAAATTTAAAACCTCAGCTTTATTTACACTAAAGATGTTTTCAAACCCTAACAGACTTATCTTTTCTAAGAACTCAGGAATGATAGATAGGTGAGCTGATACCATTGTAAATCTTGTAAACAATACCCTTATGTTCTTAGACATAGTAAGTAAAGTTAAAAAGACTGTTACAGCAAAAGACTTACCTGAACCCCTACCACCTGTAATTATAAAGTATCTAGCGTCAGAATTAAATAAAGGGTTATATTTATTACTCAGTATCAGTGTCTACAAATGTTATTATAGGCATATTGATACTATCATCATTTGTTGTAACATCTACCCTTTGTTGAGGTTTACCATAAAAGTATTCAAAGAACAGCTTGACCGCCCATTGTTCTTTCTTGTCAATACCGCTTTCTAAAGACTTTAAAGCCTTCTCGTTCATTGGTGTTAAGTTCTCTATTAACTTTTGTTCTGCTGCCTTAGACTTTCGCCCTGCACCCTTTCTAGCACCTCCGTTGTTTATTCGTTTATCCATAATTGAATTAGATTGATTATTCAATCCGTATTATATAATAGAAATTATTCATATTCATTTGGAAGCATAAGTCTTATACCTAAGTCAGTTAAAGCCCATACTCTTATTTGTTCTGTGTATTGCTCAAAGGCTTTAGTGTTCAAGGCTGTTGTACTTCCTATTTTATTTATTGCTATTTGATTATCGTTATAACTTATCATTTCATATTCAGACAAGAACTTAGCTCTTAAAGCATCGTGCATCTCATTAGGAAAATATCCTAGTTCTTCTGCTAGTCCTTGTACGATACATTTCCAATAGTAACTGTTCTGCATATTGCTTCTTGTGTTTCTTTGTTTCTTTACACTTACTATGTAGTCGTTCTCTAATTCCTTAAGGTAACTGAATAGGCTTTGCTTATCTCTTTTATCTTTTATTACAAACTTCATTACTCAACTTTACTTCTTATCTTTTCTGTTGCTCCTTCCCATAGCTTGTCTCGTTTCATACTTAGAGTAGGTTCTGTTCTTTTAAGACTAGGCATACCGTCTGTTGGTTTGCTATCCATATACTTACCACAACTACATTGAGCTTCTTTGCATACCCATTTCTTATCCCTTAAAACTATTGTAGCTTTGCCAACTTCTTTTTGTTCTTTACCACATTCGCATTTATAAAGTGTCATTGTGTAATCTGTCTAGTTCAAAGTGTAAGTGATTAATTGCTTTCTGTATATCTTGTTCAGCAGGGTTACCTTCCTTTTTACCTGCTCTTAATAAATAACTTATTGCAGTTCCTATGTTGTAGCTATCAGGTTGAAAGTCCTCTACTACTTTTCTTGCTGAGTAACCATACTTCTTTCCTGAATAGTAACTTGGTTCAGGTGTTGCTTTGTAATCTAAGTCTATTGGCATATTTTCTAGGTTTTTAATTAGTTTCTCGTTCTGTGTCATCTGTTAATAGTTTTAATAATTGGTGTGGTGTGTATATTCTGCTATCTCCGTCATAGTTTTCAAAGATACAAGTAAAGTTGTCGTTCTCCCAAGTCCAAAGACTGCGGACATTCTTTTTAATGTGGCTGTTCAATACCCATTTAATTGTTTTGTAAGTTCTTTTCATATCTATTTATTTAAGTTATGAATACGCTAAGGGTTCAGAAAAAAATAAGAAAATAACCGCTTTGTTATTTAAGTTAAGTTTAGCCCTTAGCATATTCTTTATATAGTTTTTTTATTCCATCAAAGCAAGTTGATATACACGAGCCACAATTCGTTCTAGTACTGTAGTTAGTATTGTATATTGTATTATATGTTTCAATCATTCTCTTTTTTGCAGCTTGGTCTTTTGCTCTACCTGTTTTTAAGTCTTTCCACATATCTAAAATTTCGTCTACTATTTCCTGAGGTAAAGTATCAGGTGTTTCTATCTCTGTTGTTTTCTCCCACTTCTTTTGACTGCAACCCATTGGAGCTAGTCTTGCTTTAATCTTCATAAAACAGCCACAGTCCTTACAAGTTCCTGTAGGTTTAAAATAATAAACACAAGACTTACAAATAGTTATTCTATCTTCATAGACTTCATTAGGTACAAAGAACTTATTCATTCAATTCTTTTTTAAGTATTTCCCTTACCTTATCTATTGTAGTAAATAAACTGTTTCTGCTTATTCCTGTTTTCCGAGCTAGGCTATCGAGTGTCTCTCCTTGGTAGTACAATTCGAATATTTTCTTATCGTACCAAGTTTGTTTATCTAATACTTGGTCAATTTCTTCAAGCCTTTCCCATTTGTAATTATCTTCTATTTCTTCAGGTAAGTTATAGATACTTTTATGAAAAGCGTTCTGACTAGAGCTTGTCATATATACTCCTACCAAATTAGTGTAGTATTTTTTATACTTATAATAAAAGGGACTTCTTACACTTGTTAGGCTTCTTCTTAATACTACAGCACCATAACCTTTTATTCCTTTGATACCATCTTTCTCATAAATGTTTTTTAATGTTTCAGGGTTCATCTGTAGGAAATACAAGAACATTTCTTGACAAGCGTCATTAATAGCTTCTTCATCTTGCGTTATACCGTAACACATATTTCTAAAGAAAGAACTTAGCTTAGATATTTCTGCGTATATATCAGTCATTTACTTGTTCTAAAGCGTCAATTTTATCTACTACATCAAAAACCATTTCACTTAAAACTACTTTGTAAGCTCTTATTATTGAAGCATTAGTTTTAGTTTCAAGTCCTGCAAAGAAACCGTTTGTAGCTACTGAAAGGTTTGTTGGTATTATCATAATCCAATCGTACCAATTATTTTCTCTAACTCCTTTACCATAGTTGTTGTGGTATTCCAAGATAACATCTACTACATCTAAAAAATTATTGTATCTTGATTTTGAACTTACATCTTTTGCGAACTCAGTACACATTGTTATATAAGTTTCAATTATGTTCTTGTGTTCCTCACTTGCGTATATCGGTTCTATCATACGCCAAAGATATAAAAATTGTTACTCAATTTCTTTTTCTGTTTTTAACTTTTCAACAAGTGATTTGTAATAACTTATCTTTTCTTCATATTCAACACGACTTATCTTTAAAGTTGTTCTAGCTAAGTATTGTAATTCCTGAGCTCTACCTTCCCCATACTTTGCGTCTATAGCTAAAGCGAAGCGATACTGTTCTCCCCACGCATAGACATTGCATTTTACACACTGTACCTCACAATTTCCATCTTCTGAAAATCTTGTGGCTAGGTGCTTTCTACTTTGAAAATGACCATTTTGCATACCGTCCTTATAGTGTTTTACCACATTACAAGTTATGCACTGACAATAACCAAATTCGTTTGCTTCTCTAAGTCTTATGTAAAGACTGAACCACTTGTCAAGTTCCTTTTTTAATTTACTGACTGTCTTCTTCAATTCTTATTAAGTTTTTAATTAATACTTTAACGAGTTGTTCTTGGTCAAAGGTGCTTCCTTCTCTTACTGCTCTACCTCCATAATAAAAAATTCCTTTTAAATTATTTATTCTTTCATAGACAATAGCATTATTGAAAGCCCATATAATCGCTACAGGTTTCCCACTATTGACTTGAAGTTGTTGAGCTCTTACAATTTTACGCATTGCTACAATAACATCTTGTCCGTCCTCTATATTCTTATGAACTCCTTTTACTTCAGCAAAGCCTGTTATCTTTCCTTTGTTATATAGAACTGCGTCTATGTGAGCATATTCCTGATGTGAACCATAAGTCAAATCAAAATGATTGCAAAACTGTTTTAAGGCTTTGTTCTGTCTTTCTCTATGTGCTTTTCTTTCAAATTTCATCTTCAAACTTAGAACAATAATAAGCTTCTAAAATACAAAGTAAAATTATTATTCCCCAAACGATTGTTAATATCTTCATTTCAATTTTCTTATTAGCCACATTACTACGGCTGTTATTAATACCCATCCTATCATTTTCTAAAGCTTTTACCCTTAATAATTACTACCTTACACTTTCTTAGTCTATCCAAAGTTCTTTCGTCATATCTTTCTTTAAGTGAATTTGGTGATAGGTTAGTTGTTATTAGTAAAGTCTTTGAACTGTCTTCAGCATAAGAAATAGCGTCAGCAACAGCGTCTATCTTTGTACCGTAATCATTCTTAATGCTTTCAGTTCCTAAGTCATCAATTATAATAAATGGTGCAACGTTTTTTTCTACTGCTGCTAATTCTTTAGCAGGTACACTCCTTAACACCTTATTTGTTTTGGTTCTGAATATAGCAGGTATTACATAATTTAAAATAGTTGATTTACCTAAACCACATTCTCCCATAAGCATCAAACCTCTACCTCTTGTGTCTACCATCCAATCAATAATTTCATCATAAGCAGGAAGATGTTCATACTTATCAATAGTTCTGTCATAATACTTAAAAGCCTTATTAAACATTTCTTTTAATTCTTCTTTAGTTCCTAGCTTATATCTGTTGTAAACTTTAGGTTTAAGAAAGTCAGCTTGTTTAAATGTATCTTCTATTGTTCTCATAATTTAAAATGTTCCGTCACCATAATCTTGACCTTTCTGATGTCTATGTGGTAAAGTGTTATTATTTCTATTTTCTCTTTTTTCCCAAGTTCTAACACAAGCCTTCCAATTTTTCATCTTATTACTTCCAACCATCCAATCTTTGCTTTCATAAAAATCAATAAAGGCATCTGCACATACTTTATTTTTTCTTTCATTACAATATTGATGAACTTCTTCAACAGTTGGTTTTTTAAAGAACGCCTTTTTATTACTATCTGTAAGATTAGTATTAGTTATATTTATATTAGTATTATCTGTACACATTTTTAGACTAGGCTTGTCCACTAATTTAATGTACCTAGACAATATTTCTTTACTACCTTGTCTATATATTAAGACCCTTATTATATAACCATTATCGTCTAACATTTTAAGCCAATTTTGAATTGATGCTCTACTTACTTCATACAGTCTGCAAAAGTATTCAGTTGAAGCTGTACATTTACCATTCATATTACAAAGAGCAGTAATCTCTGCATAAAGTAATTTAGCGTTAGGTGTTAATGTTTTACTGTATCTTACTTCAGCAGGGATTATTGCATAGTAGCTTGGCTTTTCTTTCATATTACTTCTATTTCGTATTTATAATTTTGAAGTGCGAACTTACACAATTCAAATTTATTATAGAATTCTCTGTAAGAAACTTTGACATCAGTACCAAACTTACCACAACTAATACGAATAGTTGTCTGATGTTTATCACTATCAAATATGTCATTATCCCTTAAATATTGCTTTAAATGATGCATATCTTTAAAAGTGTATTTTGCATCTTTAATGTCCGAATAAGCATTATAAATTAAGTTAAATGTATCTCTATATTTAGAAAA